GCCGTATGTAGCTGCCGTACCTACGTTGGAAAGACTGAACTGCGTACCAGTAAGGGTTAATCCTGTGCCAGCGCTGTAGATCTGGGCGCTACTGATCTGAACAAACGTAATGTTGGTCGTGCCAAACGTGATTGTGCCGGTCGTGTTACAGGTATAGGTCTCACCAGCACCGGTAGTACCTTCCTGAACGAAGACTGTAGAACCTTCGCTTAACCCATTAGGGCTGTCAATTACGTAAGAATCTGCGTCTGTAGCACGGGTAAGCACCCAGTTTGTAGATCCAGAACCTACGTTAGTAACCGTGTAAATGCCATTCTGTGTCTGTGTTGTCTGCTGATATACCAGAACCCGGTCGTTCACACTGACCGTAACGCCATCAATAACCAGCGCTGCCTGAGTACCGGCATTGGTAAGCGTGGCACCTACACCAGCCGTGCCGTTGTTATACGTGGCGTTTAGGTTGATCGGGGACTCTACCCGAACCGGCGTATGGAAATGAATACCGGCGGCAACAAGGTTGTCTACATAAAGTTTATTAACGAGATCTGTATTGCTAGTCGGTGTTGTGCTAACCGTACCAGCAGTGATGTTCGCCGTGGTGACGTTTATCGTGCCAGCACCCAGCGTTCCAATATCTAGTAGGTCTACCGCAGACCCAGCCCCATTAAGGTATACAGACCGTTCAGCAGGGTAGGTTACAAAAATATCTTTAGGGCCAGCGCCCCAGTTGACAGCACTACCAGCATTGGACGACTCAAAAATAGAGTCCCGGCTTAGGGTTGTGCCAGACGATGTGTAGGTACCGAGACCAACTTCCCAGTTTGTACCATCAGTAATTGAATAGTACGTGGTGTTGCCGTTGCCAATAACACCAAAAGACTGGAACCCAGCCACAGCACCAGCCAGAGTATAGGTTCCGGTGCCTGTTGTAGTTGTAGTCTCTTTAACTCGGTCTTTAACTACAAGTGCCATGATAGTTCCTTAATTTACAGTCTTGATGTTTTGCCAGTTAGTTGCCTGATAGGTGTTAATAATCTCCCACAAAAGGCGTCTATTCACTTCGTCAGAAATAGTAACTGTCTCTGCAACAGTATTAGTAAACACCCCTGAACCACTAACTGTATCTGTCAGCATCGTTGTTTCAGCGATAGTAACTGCCGCAGTAAGTATGGATACAAAAGATTCAGAACCACTAACAGATTCTGAAACGTTGGTTCCTAACGTAACGTTTCCGTTTATGCTGTCGGCTAAAGTGCTGGTCTCTTGTATGATCCCGCCGTAAAAGATACCGCCGTTCGTACTGTCTAAACCCGTAACCGTTTCAGAGATTGCTGCCGTAGTAATTAAAACAGAAGCTACTGTATCGCTACCTGTTATGGTTTCTAGAATGTTTCCTACACGTGTAGCCGTGACTGACGTTGATTCTAAAATTGTTGTGGTTTCTTCTACGTTTCCTACACGTATTAACGCTCCACTATTCTGATCTAGCATCGTTGCAAGCTCTGCAACATCAGAATTAAGTACCGCTATAGAAGTAACATCGTCGTTACTTACTGCGCTTTCAAGAACACTGATATTGAAAACGCTTATTACTTCAACACTGTCAGAGATAGTTGCAGAGTCAGTCGCTACGATTGTCAGACCAACCGTAGTTAAATCTAAAGCTACTGCAAGCTCTGATACAGAAACGGTATAGCTAGACCCCGCTGCTGACGCAAACGGAGTTTCAGCAAAAGCGGCGTAACCAAACAAGCATTACCCCTATACAGCCTCTAGTTCAGCTTCGGCAAACCACCGAGTCTGAGAGTTTCCAGCAGCATCAGTCCAAGAGATACGGTAGAAAACCGTGCCATATTCATCCATACGCAGGGCTTCTACCTGCCCTTGAGGGACAGTAGTCTTTAGACGAACCGTTTGGTTTTTAGTGAAAGCGTTTGCCATTTTTTACTCCTTTAAGCTGCGTCAAGGCTAAACTGATAGGTCACGTTCAGCGTATCGCCGTTTATCACAGACCGGTTGCCGCCAGTAAAGTCAGATACAGAGAACAGAAGACCAGAAGTACTGGAGTTGCTCTGCACATTGCACAAGAACGCCCCACGAACTGTCACGCTACCTGTGATGCTAAATGCGCCGGGGGAAGCAGAGTTGCTAATAACAGAAGGATCAGCAGTAGTAGCCGTGCCAAAAGTGGCTGTTGCCCGGTTGCCACCAGAATACGCTGTGGTCTCAGACCAACCTGTATGGGAAGCCAGGGTATCGTTAGCGCTATACGCAGTGAAACCAGAGTTATCCACCAGACCAATGTACCAAGCAGCGGTGTAAGTAACACCCTTAAAATACTTGGTGTTCATGTCCTGAAGACCAGCGTTTACCACGAGGTTCTTAGCGGAATCTTCCCACTTCAGGTTGCCATCTTTGTCGTAGCACTTGAAATGAAACACGCCACCACCAGCAGCGCCTTCACCAAACCCTTGGGTAGTTGCCACCGTAGCGGTAACAATATCCGTACTCTTAGCCTTAACTTGCATCTCAAACTCCTTTACGAAAGTCGAATTAAAGCATCCGTGCTGGATGCTGTTGGGAATGTCACCGTAAATGTCGTGGTAGACGTCTTATCTGCTCCAAAGTCTAGAACACAAACCGCCCCATTACTACCTGCTTTATAAATCAAAGCACCCCGTGCAGTAAAAGCCCCAGACCACGACACTGTTGCAAACGAGACAAAAGAAGTCCCGCCTGTCGAACCTTGTGTGGGCGTTAGTACCTGCCCACCTGCTGTATATCCTGATGCAACAACTTCACCGGTTGTGGTGTATGCAGATGTAGATGCATTAAGCGTTGCATTGTTGGTATACAAAGCGATATAAAAAGTACCGGAATCAAAGTTAAACGCACCTTCTAATAGGCCGTTTTTGAAAGAATCACAGGTGAAATTGCCAGTAAATGCCATTTAGGTCACCGGATACCTTGCTTGACCAGAACGGTAGGCATCCTGGCGTTCCATGCCATCACCAAGTCGTTTAGCCAGAATCATTCCATCGTCATAACGTTTAATGTAGCCAGCAATAACATCCTGCTCACCCTTCATGTAGGTGTAGGCTTCAATCAAAGCACCATACAGAAGAACTGAATCAAAGTTATCCCCAAGCCATGTCGTACCGGCGGTAACAATCGATTCTGGGTAGTAATAGTAATGAAGCTCTACCGTATACGAGTTATCCGGCGTAGGAGCCAGCATAAAGCTTAGTTCGTTGGTAATTGCTGGAGGCGTGGCATTGGTCGTTGTAGGACCAAACAGGGCATAGTATTTCGGGATACCGGTTGTGTTTGGATTCGGATATGCGGCTCTTAAGAAGTTCACATCCTTGTTAAGCAGGTATTCATAGTTACCACTGTTGTCAATCACCGCAAGAGAGTAAACAGCCAAAAAATCTGTTGGTGAAGATAGGTACGGATTTGTTGCGTATGTAACTCCAGTCACATTCTTTCTAATAGAAGGAAACTGGACTGTGTTGTAGATCCTCTGTTCAGCCTGTTGTATAAATGTGTCAATCTGTTCCTTGGACGTAAAGTTCACCAAGTTATTGGACGTGTCGGTGTACTGGGTACTTGGGAAGTCATTTTCCACGAAACCCTTAATCGTCTCGAACAGAGTTGCGTAATTCATTTAGGCAAGCTTTGTAGAGGACTTGGTTCCCTTGGTAGCCGCTCCGGTACCACGGGTCTTTACAGTCTGAGTGTTGGCAGTATTGTTTGGGTAGCCACAGTTTGTCTGAATGACATACTCTTTTGGCTGTGAATACTTGTTCATGGGATCTTTGGTATCCCCTGGGAAATAGTTGTACTTATCGGTATCCATATCCATTCCTTAGGTAGTTGAAACTGTTACAGAACCCAACGAAATATTAAGAACGAGATTGTTGGGGGTTAATGCAGTATCAAAAAATCTTGATCCACCGACAGGATTCCATCCCCATTGGAATATTCTACTACCTCCAGAGACCACATCTTCAGCGTTTACACCGGATGTAATGTAGGAAGTGTCTGTCCTTGGGTTCCTTACAGCCTGCGGATCATCAATCGGGTACATTCCAAGCTGCAACTGCGGTTGATCTGGATCCCAGCAGGTGGGGCAGACAAGTATGTTTACACGCTTTGTCTTAATAACGAGTTGCGTCAACTGCTTCAGTTTGTACTGAAATCCACATCTATCGCACATGGCGATAGAGTTCTTACCTGAAGCAAAGCGATTACTCACGATATAAACTGTTGTCTGGGTACAAACCTAATGGCAGCTTTCTCCCGATCTTCTTCAGAAGCCAAGCGCCACTGCTCTTCATAGTCTTGTTTCAGGGCGGCTACTCTTCCTTCCGCCCCAGGAATCTTTGCTGATAGGTAGTACGAAAGACCGGCTATCAGGCAGTTATAGAACCTAAACGGTATATCCATGGTGTTTACACCACCACCAGCGTCGTTAATTCTCTTTAGCCGCCAGTAAACGAAGGTGTACTGACTACCCGGATTGTTGGGCGTAGGCCATACATGAATCTTGGGATAGTTAATCCCGGTAGGTGTTGTTGCTCCAGACTGTCTATCTACCCATACCTGGATCGGTTGACCCGTAGCATTCTTATCCGGGATGGTTGCGTATGTGCTAACACTAATCCGGGTGATCGAAATATCCTGTTGATTCTGTCCCGTACCCTTTCGGATAACGTGTTCAATCAGGTCTATGGTGTCTACAGGAAGGTCATAGATAGCCTGTCCTGTGACCATAGGGATGCTTCCCTCTTCGATGGTCCATAGGTTTACACCCCTATTGGCCCATTCAATGGTTAACAGGTTTAATGACCGCCGTGCAGTACGGAACTGATAGCCCGTGCGGAGTTCTGTGCCGCAACGCTCAAATGCTTCCTCAAAGATCTCATTGAGATCCAGGTTGAATGTTGCAGTGCCAGAAGTAGTCATCAGACCATCCGCCCTTTAGTTTTGCCTTTACGAGCACAACCATCCGCACGTTTAGATGCAGAAACAACACCCCCCTTAGCCTTCTTTTCAGGGGTCTTCTTGTACTCGTCTTCCTGGGTATAGCCAAGCCTATCTGCTATCTCGCTGGCCTTCACAGAGACTGCTTTAACGCCCTTCTTGATGCCTAGGAAGTCATCCTCAATCTTGGCGTCTTTAAGCTTCTTGGTCCTGGTCGAATCGGTCATTATCGAAACCTCGCTGTTTTCTTTGCAATGGATTTGGGTTGTTTAACGAACTGCTTACCCGCAGCTTTACCAGCCCGTTTGGCTTTAGTAGTAGCTGCATACTCGGATGCGGAAAGAGACTTGATAGCGGACTCTGGGAGATAACGCTCACCAGTAGCTCCCGGACCTTGGGTAGATGGCTTTCCACTCTTAGTCCGCCACTTTTGTTGGGTCCAGTCTTTAAGACTCTTCTGGGGCGCTTTCAAGGGCTTCGTCCTCTAAAACTTCTTCCAACCCGCAAGTACAAGGACCGCCTTCAAGATCTAGGCAATCATGGGCGTGTTTGCCAACTGCAATGTGGGGGACGGTCTTTAAACGGAACTGTTCAATATTAATCACGGTAACCCCCTCCAGATTTCTTGTACTGCTGTGCCAGCATCTGTGCCTTACGGGCGGACCATTGACCTGGTGCGCCACCCTTACCGCCTGCCTTGATCTGTTCGAATAGCCGTTTACGCATACCAGGCTTGGTGTAGTTTCCTGCCTCGTTTACACTGGAAACGCCACCTTCCTTGAACTTAGGGATCTTGGATGGGCTAATTGCACCCATCCCTCGGCTTGACATCATTTGCGAACCTTACCGCCGTAAGCCATCTTGCCTTTGCCATCAGCAGCAAATTCAGGGACTTTTTTCCCATCTTTCATAACCATAGCCATGCCGCCTTCAGCCATCTTGATCATGGTTCCCTTGGTGTGAGCTTTTTTGATGACACCATCGGCACGGGTAACGCCAGACTTCTTAGCCATACCACCGGCTTTCAGACCGGCTTTATGAACAGCAGATGACTCCTCATGCTTTTTCATGGCTTCAGCAATCCCGCCTTTTTGCATACGGGGCTTCTTCATGGACATTTCCTGCATATCTGCCTTAGCCATGCCACGACCTTCTTTTTTCATCATCATGCTTTCCATGTTCTTTTTCATGTCAACCATCCTTGTTGAGAGTTAAACAATACGGCACTTAGTGCGCCCTTTACGGGCAATGCCATCAATCCGACCACCTTTTGCCATCTTCTTCTTACCGGCTTCGGAAAGAGCAATGGCTACCGCCTGCTTGTAATTCTTAACCTTAGGTCCAGTCTTGCTGCCAGAACGCAGCTTGCCCTGTTTAAACTCTCGCATGACCTTCTTGACCTTGCCGCCTTTTTCCATGCGCTGTGCCCCCATCATGGCGGCTTCTTGGAGAACATCTAAATAAGCCATCATTTATCCCCTTTGCGCCAGAGCGTCAATCTTGTCTTCAAGACGTTTAAACCCGTTATCGAAATGTTCACGAATCTTTTCCAGATCCGCTCTAACCTCTGCACGAGTGATGTGATCACGAGCAACCTCCTCACGAGTCCTGTTAAGCAGGATACTCAGACGCTGAAGTTCATCGAACTTGCCTTTAAGTAGCATCCCCATAACCGCCACAATTGCGCTTAACGCAACGTTCCAAAGCATCATTTCCATGGTTTACCATTTCACCTTATCAGCCCAGTAAGCCGCAGACATCTTGCCTTTTGCAATGTTCTTGGCGTGTCTGGCTTTGAATGATTTTCTTTTGGCTTTCATCGTGTCTGATTCCCCCGCCTTAGGTTTACCGGCAGTTCCAGATACAGTGCCAACCTTTTTGCCCTGTTCTCCAAAACGGATAACTTTCTCCTTACCGCCCTCGCAAGCCTTCACAATGTGAGACTTCTTTGGATGGTCAGGAGTAGCCCGTGGTTTATTACAGGCCATATCCTTTTTGGAGACAGGTTTAGCCATAGATCAATGTCATGGAGGTGGTATTGGTTACCGTTCCATGAAGGTTAGATTCACACAGGATTCCCTCTCCGGGGAGGGGAATGATGGTGTAACCAGCAGTGGTGTTAGCCGCCGTATTAACGGTGATTAAGACCTTTCCAGAAGCACCGCCCTGTCGAATAACAACAGAGCCAGCGCTACCGCCATTTACGGCATAGATCGTCTTGACCCTAGCCCGTTGAATGGAGTTATTGTTCTGGTCTAGAAAGTCACCCGTTGATGTCAGCGGCTTTGTCGCTAGGACATCAGTTTGCATAGTTGCCATATCGGCCCCCTATTAGGAGTTAGCAAACGGAGTGGCAGGAGTTCCAGTGCAGTTCACAACACCTTGGACCATGTAAACAGCCGAAGACAAGGCAGTAATCTGGATATAAGAACCAGCTACACCGCCAGTATCGCTACCGTTCAGATTGATAAAGTCATTTGCCGCCGCAGGAGCAAATCCAGCCATAGCGCCAGAAGAATCAGTGTCAATCGTCAGGATAGAACCGACATACTTATCCGTACCGTTGGTGCCGATCTTCACACTGCTGGTAGCAATGGTGGTCGGTACAAAGATGGTAAAGACAGCGCCTTGGTTGTTCTGGGTGTTTGGATCTGTACCCGGACCAGAATAATTGGGATTTGCTGTGGTGTTGATTGCCGGAAGCGTAAGAACGATGTTGGAAGCAATGGTGCCGCCAACCGTAATAATCTTGCCTGCATGAGCAGCAACGGTAAGGGTTGTGCTTGCAGTAATGTTAACTACATTACCTGGGCCTTGGGTATAAAAGCCGTTCAAAGAGCGAACGGTACTTTGGAATGTGGTCAGTGCCATGACAATCCTTTCGTGTAGTAGCACATCCCCGTACTGTCTCTACTAAGTCTGCTAGGCCAGCCTGTACGGGTAAAAATCCTAGTGCTGATAGTTTAAACGAGTTAAAACAAAAAGGGGAGTCTTTTGACTCCCCCTTTTGCTAGGCTTAAGCGCCTTCCGAACCCCACATACCAAGGGGATCAGACCAGCCGAAGCTGTAACGCTCACGGGCCTTGTACCGAACGTTACCCGTATCGAAGTCTCCGTCCATGGAGTTCGACAAAGGAGCACGAACGAAGTGCTTCAGACCATTGGGAACATCCGTACAGATGAACCATGCGTCCGAATCGGTAAGGTAGTGGTTAACTGTGTAGCCCTGGGGAATAGCGCCCATCGAACGCAGAGCGTTGATGTCGTTATCCGCACTGGCGGTACGCAGTTCGGTTTCCAGCAAACGAGTTGCCACAAACATCAGAGCGGGAGGAACAACCAGCTTACGGGGTTTAGCCGCAATCAGGAGGCCACGCTCATCCGTCCAAGCAGCGATCTGAATAATAGCCGCCTCAAGGGAGGTTTCATTCAGGTCAGCCGGGGTGGAAGGCTCGTTGGAGTTGGTGCCACCGGATACCAGCGGGTGAGCGGTAGAGAACAGAGGCTGTCCGTCACCGCCAGGATAAGACGAGCTAAATCCGTTGTTCAGGATGTTAGCGGCCTTCACCTGCTTGGTGTTTGCCATGGAACGGGCCAGGGCCTTGGTGTAACGAGCCGAGAGAGAGTCATAGAGGTTGTCCTCAATGGCCTCTTCGGTGATCGAGAAACCAAGCGCAATGGTCTCGTGGTTGTAACGAGCCGTCCAAGCTTCCTGGGCGTTGTCATAGGCAATTGCCGCACCTTCACCCTTAACAGGGGCGGTGCCGAAGCCAGAGAGTTTGGTCTCTTCTTCGAATGAACGCTCAGAAGTCTCGGTTTCGAAGATAGCCTTATGCTCTTCGGGATAACGCTGATACTCCATACCAAACAACGCATTAAGACCTGGCAGGAGTTCTTTTAGTAGTTGGGAACGTGAAATAGCCATTTTTACTTACTCCTTATACGCCAAGCGAGTTGGTGTAGGAATGGACGCCCACGTTGAGTTTCACAATAAACTCAGGGTAGTTGTCCGTCTGAGTTCCATCCACCATGTCAACGATGCGAACTGCAAGGGTTGACGTAGCGGCAAGGGAACCACCATTGCTACCGACCACAAGGTTCATGCCGGAATTACCGGTAGCGGTGCTACCAGCGGTTCCAAAACCAAGGGCTGCGTTTTTGCCGATTGCACCGGGCCAGCCAGAACCATTGGTTCCGCTGTTGAACGTACCAAGAGCAGCCGTTCCTTGGATCTGGAACAGAGCATCAGGATCGTCCATCACACGGACAAACACATTGGTTGCGCCACCGGTAATGAGGTTTGCAGGCAGGTACTGACGATACTGAATGATTCCGGTGGAATCGGTATACCGACAGCCTACGCACACGCCAACAATACCTGCGGTTGCATCAGCAGAGGTTGCGGGAATCTTAATAGCAACAGGGCTAGAACCGACTGCTGAGGGTAAACCCGCAGAACTCAGTACAACCAGATCACCATTGAAGATAGCGGCAGAGTTATTGGAAGCAACGCTGTACTCCCGAATAACGCCACCATTAAAGGCTTGACCGCCGATCAGATTGATCGGTCGTAGCCCGTAAGGGGAAGCGACTGAAGCCATTTTAAAACTCCTTTTTAACCCCGGCCTTTGCTGGTAGTGGACTTGCGGTCACTAAACAGCGGCATCCGAGGATCGTTTTCTCTCATTAAGGTTGCATCCACTGCCTGAGCCTGATCTTCAGCCATCTTCCGATAATAGGCATTACGCTGATCAATCATCTCTCTAGAATTCTTGCAGAGAACCAACCCACCAATTTCTACATTTCCTGAGTTTTTGCCATAGGTTTGAAGTTCAGGATGATCTTCTAACCGAATAGGCTCCCAACCCTGGGTACGCTTTGAAGATACGTTCCGGTCATCCGGCTGGTTTAACGTTGAATAACGAATCCAGCGATATCCGTAACCCTCTTCTTTCATTGGATCTGGCAGTAAAGACGGAGGGGTCCATCTTTTACCTGAATTTTGGCGTGTTTCTAGTTCACGAGGTGTGCGATTAGACATCGTTTTGCTCCTTCATTACTTGTTTAGCGTATTCCTGTAAGGGGACACCAAGACGCTTTGCAATGGCGACCTGGGTTTTGCTCAACTTGATCTTGCTTGATCCTAAAGATCTAGATGCTGGAGCAACGACGTTGGCGGGTTTCTTGGTCCCGAAGTGGTTTGGGAATACTTCACGCACTCGTTTTTCGATGCGATCAAAATATTCATCCGAACTTGCACTAATACCGCTGGCGACTAATTTGTCGTGTACGCCCAGTGCAAAACTTCGCATTTCTGGGTCTTTGGTAAACCATTCATTTCTGGCGACCCATTCACGAGTTTTCTCGTCTGGGACGATTTGTGGAATTTGTACATTATTTTGGGGCTGTTGTAAAGGCGCTTGGTATACAGGCCTGTAATTGTCAATTTCCCGCTGTTCTGCGGTGTAATTGGCAATCTTCTTCTGTGCCTCCAGCATTTTGTCGGTATCACCGGCCTCATAAGCCTCTTTGTAATCCCTTTCCGCCTGGGTCATGCGGGAGGTAACCCGATCCTTATGGGTTTCCAGAAGAGCACTTTCCCCTTGAGCCAGCCGCTGCTGAAGCTGTTTTGCCTGTTCCGCCACGCTTTTGGCGTACTTCAGGGCTTCTTCTTTTTCCCTTAAAGCCGCCTCCCTGGCCCTGCGTTCATCATGCAGGTTGCGGGATAGCTGTTTAAACCGGTGTTGGACGTTCTTGCTGTATTGAGAGATCTCCTCGTCAGGAACCTCTACATCTCCCAGGTGAGGTTTATCCCGGTCTTCTTCCGGGGTATCGTCATAGACCTCAATATCATCAGACTTCTTGTTCTCTACTTCCTGAACAGATTCGTCCTCTATTTCAAATTCAACCTTTTCCTCGCTCATATCATCTCCTTTAGGCACGGGTTATCCCCCGAGGGTCTACAACAACGGCTTCGACTTGATCGTCATTAATTAGCCGGAACTCTTGTTCACCTTCTTTTTCAATCAGCTTGAAGCGGGTGCCAGAGTAGGCTCGCATAAGAACAAAGTCCCCTTCCTTACACCAAGGACCATCGGGAAACTTATCCATATCCCGGTAGGCTAGGGAGCCAAGTTTGACCACCAGACCAACCACGGTCGCAGTTTCTTCCTTTTTAAGGATGTGGTCGGGGCGGACAATGCTGCTATTTTCAAAGGTTTGATCAAGCTTAGGTATGGCAATTAATATCTTGTAGCCCATAGGAACGGGCATCTTTAAGTCACTCATCCGGTAAATCCTCCAATAAACGAATTATTCTCTGAAGACCCTTTATTTCACCCAACAGCTCTCTATACGCCGAATAATCTGGCGCAGGTTGAAAGGCAACGGAATCAATTAACAGGCGCTGTTCAGCCTTGATTTCCTTTACCAGCCACTCCTTGAAGTCCAAGTCTTACTCCTTCCGCAAGTTGTCTGCCTTCAAACTCCTGAGATCGCAGGTTTAATTCTTTCTGCTTATCAGAAGCCTTAATGGCAAGTTGTGCTCCGGCGATTTCCGCCTGCGTGTCAATGCGCTTTGTTTCCCGCTCGTTCTTGGCCTGCTCAGATTGGGCTTTAAGTGCAAGTTCTGCTTCATCCATCGCTTTCTTGTGCTCGAACTCCGCCTGTTTAAGCTGGAGTTCAGCCTGCTGAAGCTGAAGGATAGGATCTTGGGCTTGTTGTTGGGCTTGCTGTTGTTGAACTTCCGCCTGGTCCTTCTGCAATAACTTGTCAGAAGCGAGAGCCAAGGCTCTGGAGAGTTCAACTTCGATGTCTTCAGGCAGAGTTTCGTCCTCTGGAGGCAGTGCAACACCGAGCATCTTCTCGATTTCAATTCGATACTGGAATGCCAGGTGTTCGGCGATATGAGACTGCATGGCTGCTTGGATAGCGTTGGCATTGGGACTCTGCCCAACGAGTTGCTGGATCTTCGGGTCTTGTGCAGCGTTCATATGAACCTGCATATGGGCCTTATGATCCTGATATAGAAAGGCTTTTACTGGCTTGCTCTTGAGAATATCCATATTCTCAGAGACAGGGTCTTTGGGTTTGAAATCATCCTCTAGCGGAATGATCTTCTGGACATCTTTGATACCTAAAACCTCCAACATCTGCCTGTGCAGTAGAGGAATGTCATAGATATCAGGCGCTCCTTGGGCCAATTGAAGGGCGGCTTGGTACTGAACCACCCTCTGGGCCATGGTGGAAGCGTTTGGATCAGAGACAGGGATGACATCTACCAAGTCATAGTCAGACATCTTGGCAAGAGGTCCACCTTCGGTCTCATAGTTATAGACTGGCGGGGTATAATCCCGAACAATGCTGGCAAGAAGCTTAAATTCATGCCGCATTGCAACGTGAACCCTGGCCTGTACCGCAGATTGGACCTTTAAGGTCCGTTCTAAAATGGCAAGGGTGGTGCCGACCGGGGTTTGACCCGACATATCGGCGATTTTGAGGTCCGCCGCAGAGGCAAACCGGCGTCCTTCTTCGACGATGGTGTTTAAAAGGTTAAATAGGGTGGCGGAAGGCTCTTTATAGGGCAGGGGAATGATCGAATCTTTGATCGTCATGCCTGTTACATCGACATCTCGCCACTCACCTGGGGCTATGGGGGTGTCATCTCCCTTAACCCGCAGGTCTTTACTCTTAAATCCGCCTGGAAGATTGGATAGGGTACCCGCATCGACCAGTTGTCTGAGAAGAGAGGTGGCAGATTCAGCAAATCCGCCGACCAAATGGATCAATCCGAAGCCATAGAAGCCATATCCGGGCACATAGATGTAATGCACGAAGTGCATACGCTTCTGTTTTAGGGGGTCATCCTCTAGATAATTCCTGCGGATAGCCAGAATCTCTCCGGTAGAGAGCATGGTGATGACATACGGAAGGGCTATCTGGGTGGTATGACCGTCTTTTTTGTCCTCAAAGCCCGGTAAATCATATTCGCAGTGGACTTCATAGATGACATAACGCTCATCCTTCATTGCGGACATACCGGTTTCTTGGTCTTGTCGCTTCTCAATGTCGGTTTTGGTGTCATCTGGATCGGGAAGATCGATGTCCAGGTAGAAACCCTGGGCCATAAGCTTCCTAATCTCGTTCTCGGTC